CTATTCGCCAGACCCGCCGGTTTGCACCTTGGTTTGCAGCTTCGTTCTGGTTTCGACGTTCTGCAGCTTCTCTGCCAGGGTGTCGCTCATGCTCGGGGAAAGCGCGACGTATCGCTCGATAACCTCGGCCGCATGCTTGAGAGACCAGCCCATGTGCGTGGCTATCTCCTTCAGTTCAGCGCCGGCCTCCAGCAGGCGTGTCGCTGCCGTTCCCCGCGCATCGTATAGCCGAAGGTCCGAGCGGACCTTCAGTCGATCCCACCAATCCGAGACGGCGTCGCCCAGGTAGTTTTCATGCTGATAGGGTTGGCCCCGCTGGTTGACGATGATCCGAGGCTGATCCGCCGGCAGGCTGTCAATCAGGTCGCCCATGCGCTGCGTGAGGGGAATGGATGCCAGGCGTTTCCGCTTCTGCGTCCATATGACGATTCGCCGTCCGTGCGGCGTGCGGTGGATATGTTCGCGAGATAACTGGGCCAGATCGCCCGGCCGCAGCCCCGTTTCGAGCGCAGCGCACAGTATCCGCCAGATGTGGGCAGGCGCGCCGCGCTCGAATGCCTCGATCTCCTCGGGCAGCCAGAAGATTTCGGCGCGCTGACTTTTGTAGACCGATTTGATTTTCTGAAGGTGGTGGTGGCGAATGATCCCGCGGTCCCATGCAAATGCCACCAGGCGCTGAAGATGACGGATCCGGTCGTCACCCACCTTTCCGCCGATCTCGTCCCGCCACTCAAGAGCCCGCGTGCGGATCCTCGGATCGTCAAACACGCCTAGGGGCGCGCTGCCAAACTTGGCGTCGATGCCGCTCTTTGCATGGTAGAATGATATCTTCATATCCGCCTGCGTCCGGGGAGCGAGCCCAGCGAAGTCCTGGCTTTCGAGGAACCGGATGATCACTGATCTGAACTTCCCGGCGGCGGGCGTCCTGGTCTGCTGTGCAGCCGAGAATGCGGCGATGTATCCCGCGGACCCGAGGGCGACGCTGCTGGCGCTGTCCCAGAATTTCAGCGCACCCTTTCCGCGACCGACATAGTGGTGCTCTCGCACGGTGCCGTCGGCCAGGCGCTTCTTGACCTTGTTGATGCCCTTGAGGTTGACCCTAGTCATTGCGTTTGAACCAGTCATCGACATCGGAGCGGGTGGTTGGCGCTGATTCCGGCACGATGCGTATCGTGCCGGATGAGGTGACCTCGACGATAGCACGCGGGTCGTTCTCGCGCGCCACCTTCATGGCACGGCGAAGATCGGCCTCAGTGAAGATGGCACGTCGTCCCATCACACCATCCCCAGCGCTGCCTTGTACATCTCGAGGATCGCTTCCTCCTCGGCGATGTCGTCCTTGTCGCGCTTGCGCAGCGCGATCACCTTGCGCATGACCTTGGTGTCATAGCCGCGTGCCTTGGCCTCGGCCATCAGTTCCTTCTGACGCTCGGCCACATCCTTCTTTTCGGCCTCGAGCTGCTCGAACTGCTCGATGAACTGGCGCAGCTCGCCTGCGGCAACGCCATAGGCCTGGCTGTTGTGCCCGTTCCAGTCCGGGTCATCCTTCATGGGCGGCCCGCCGCGCACCTGGTCCAGCGCCTCGCGCATCGTGTCGAGGTCGACGGGGCCGGTCTCGACATCGCCGACCTTCAGGCTGATGGCGGTTTCGTCGCTGGTCATGCGGTTCTCCTGATCTGGTCGAGTGCGTACCCGCCCCACTGCGCGGCGCAGGCTTGGGCGATCCCGTCGAATGTGCGGCTGCGGAACTTCCACCGATCCGGCCCGGGGCTGGCGCGGTGGATGGCGGACCATTGGGCGTGGCGCTGTGGCTCCTCCGCTCGTTTGGGCGGGGCGAGCCTGTTGGTCGCGGTCAGAGGCGGAAGGCCGCGCAGGTAAAAGCCGGTTGCCTTGAAAGCTGGTTCGCCAAACCACCAAGGCTGTACGATCTGGGGGCGGGGCAGATCGGCAGGCAGCCGGGCGCGGCCGTGCTTGTGCATGACTGGGTTTTCCACTGCGACGCGGGACACCGGAGCCTGCCAGCAGGCGGCGAACAGTTCGGCACCTTCGTCCAACAGGCGCCACATGATGGCGACCCTGGCCTCATGGGAAAGGATGGACCAGGTCGCCTTTTCGGCTTCTGTTGCCCCGTCAGGTGGATTCTTTGGCGGCCCATCCAGCCAGCGGACACCGCTGTTGCACAAGCGGGTGCAGGGCGGATGGCAGACAATCAGCAAATCCCAACCGTAATCCAGATAGCCGCGCACATCACCGACGATGTGATGGTTGCTGCCGTCCTCAGCCGGCAGCAAGTCAATCGAGGTGGCATCATGCCCAAGCGCCGCGAAGGCCCTGCGCATGGCGCCAGATGCCTCACAAAGGATGCCGACACGAAGAGGCTGGGTCATGCTGCACCCTCCAGCCGTCCCGTCACCGACTTCAGCAGGGCAGGGCGGAACAAGCCATGCGCGGCCGAGTTGGATCCGGGACAGGTCATTTCACATGGCAGGGAGGCCATCCGATGAACGAGACCGAGAACCCCGACACCGTCCCGGCCGGTCAACCCGGCGCAGGCGAGAACATCTGCCGCAAGTGCGAAGGGAGCGGTCAGATCGACGGGCAGCCATGCCCTGAATGCGATGGCACCGGCAAGGTGGTCACGGGAATAGGTGGAGCCTGATCGGTGCCTCACGCTTTATCCTCCGGCTGATCCCCTGCAAGGGCGTGCACGGCGGCACGGTCGATTCGCTCGATTTCTGCCAGGATCAAAGCCCCCGCCTTCACGAGATCACGGCGCGGCTCAGTCGGCTTCCACCAAGCGTTTAGCCAGGGCCAAGTCTGGTGAAACGGCTGCTCGACAATGCCGCTGGCGGCAGACAAGGCGTAGGTGGCACCGGCCGCTGCAAGCTCGCCGTCCCCGTGCTGATCATCATGTTCAGGCGTCCAGCCCTCGTCGCTGATCTGGCGCCGTCGCTCTGCGAGCACGTCAAGCCACGCGCGCGGCGTGTTCACGACCTCCGGCATCTGCTGCACGATGCTGCTGGGGGCGTCGTCTGCCACGGCGCGGCGCTGGGCATAGGCATCGGCCGCTGGCATGGGTTCGGTGCATCCGCAGGGGACGAGGCGGCCACAGTTCAGGCAGGTGGTATCGGCAGGGGTGATCGCTAGGCCGGTCATTGGCGCTCTCCTTTCGTTTGCTCAAGGATCTGTTGCGCAAGCTGACGCATGCGGCTTTCGTCGATTGGCGTGGCCTCTGTCGCGCCGCCGTAGGGGTTAAGGATGCCGTGCGACTGGCTGGCTTTAAGCCCCAGCGTGGGCAGGATCACCGGATCTGACCCGCCATCGACGTGCAGGTAATGGGCCGTCACCTGTCGCTGCTGCCCGTCACGGCGGATGCGACCAATGAACTGGCGGTGGACCTGCGGCGACCAATCCAGTTCCCCGATCACGGCGTGTGCTATCACCTGTTGCAGCCCGTCCAGGCCCGAACCCGAGCGTAGCGACATGATCAGGATCTTTGAGGCGCCCGACAGGATGGCCTCGTGCGCCGCGCGCTTTTGCGGCTGGCTTTCGCTGCCGGTAAACATGACCGGCTTCAGATCGACCAGCACCTGGTTCCAGATGTCGTAAACGGCGCGGTGCCAGCCGCCTAGCAGAACCGGCTCGCCAGCTTCGACCAGCGTGCGCACATATGCCGCGACAGAGCGGGCCTTCGCCACGCCAGTCTCTTGGCGCACCATAAGGTCGAGTTGCCGGGCGGCTTCACCGCGCTCGGTAAAGCCGCCATTTAGAACCCGGAGCGCGAGTCGCCGTTGCAGTTCCCGGTCGGTCTCGGCGTCACCCTCGTTCCAGCCGACCTCGAACACGTTCTTGACGAGAGGCGGCAGGGACATGGCCACCTCGGCATCATCGTCCGTTCGCCGCAGTGCAATGCCCTCATCCAGAAGGAAGGCACCAAGAGCCTCGGGGTCTTTGACGATCCAATGCGACCCATGCGACGTGCACCAGTTGACGACGAACTCGTCCCAGGTGCCGAGCGCGCCAGGCGCCACGAACTCGACCACGTTCCAGATCTCGGAGCCATAGTTGTAGATCGGGGTCGCGGTCAGGCCGAGGACGTGGGCTGCCGCGTCGCGGAATGCCATCGCGCCACGGCCCTTGTCCGTCGCTCGGCCGTGCCGCAGCTCCTGTATTTCATCGAAGATGACGGTGCGACAGCCGAGCGTCTCGGCATAGTCGGCCCAGGCGGCAAGGTTAGAATACCGGAAGGTGTAAATATCCGCTGCGGGCAGGCTTCGCGCTTGCCGGTCCTTGACCTCAAAGGCCTGCAGATGGGTGAACCGCTCGATGTATTGCTTGACCCACTGCGTCGATAGATGCGGCTGGACCACAACGGCTGCGGGCAGGCCCCAGCCGTCTGCAATGGCAGCAAGCGCCGAGACGGTCTTGCCGAGGCCGACATCGTCCAGCAACAGCAGCCGGCCATTCGTGCGCAGCATCTCGGCCGCGCGCTTCTGGTGCGGCCTCGCCTCCTCGGGGGCTTTGAAGCCGGTGATCAGCCCCGACACATAATCGGGACGTTTCAGCGCCTCCATCGCCTGGCGCGCGCGCTGATATGCGCTGACCCCTTCGGCGAGCCCAGCTGCAGCGCGATCGGTTAGGTCCAGCGGATACCGCGAGATGAACCAGTTCAGGTCGAATGCACGGTCCTGCCGGTGCTTCAGCAGAAACGGCGGCCGTGAGCCAAAGCGGACACCCTTGAACACGTCCTTGAAGCGGATAGAAACATGGGGTTTCAGATCGGTGACAAGCCAAGTCTCGCCATCGAAGTCCAGCTTGCCGAAGCTCATAGCCACCCCCTCACGAGCGAGGCGTGGAAGAATGGCTTCCCGTTCAAGGCGGAAAACCCGGCCGGCCACGCCGCCGACGTGGCCAGCACCAGCGCGGTGACCTGATCGCTTTCGGCATAGCGTTCGAGCTGCTTGAGGATGTTGCGGCGTGAGCCCTGCACCTTCACCTCGACGCCCACGCCCTCGACAAGCACGTCGATGCGATCGCGCGCGCTCAGCTTGACCTCCCTCTGGACGGTCAACCCGGCCGCCGACAGCGCAGCAGCGAGGTCGTTGTGCGCTGCTGCCTCGGTCGAGACGTTGATGCGCGATGCCTGACATATCGTGACGATCCGCCGGGCGAGAATGCGGGGATCGATCACGCGGTCCTCCGCAGTTTCTCGGGATGGGATTGGTCGGCATCGAGGAAGTCGAACAGGCTAGGCGTGCCCACCCCGCGCTGGGCGGCCTTGACGTATTTGCAGCCGTCGAGCCAGTAGCCCTTGTTCAGTTCGACCCCGATGCCTTTGCGCCGCAGCTTGACCGCGCGGAAGGGCACGGTCATCAGCCCGCCGAAGGGGTCATAGACCCATTCGCCCGGCTCGGTGTACTGGACGATGGCGCGGTCCACGATGTCGTATTGCAGCGGGCACAGGTGCATTTCCTGACCCTTGCGCGCCTGTTCGGCATTGATGGTCCGCATGCGCGCGACATCGGTCCAGACATCGGGATGCAGGCTGTGCGGCGGCAGCAGCATGAAGGTGGGCGGCAACCGGCCCTTCATCTCGAGGTCTTCGGCGATCCGAACGTGATGCTCGAAATCGTAGACGGCAGACAGGTTGTGCGCCTTCCAGACCTTGTAGACCTGATCCGCGTCCAGTCCCTCCAGATCGCCCGGCAGCAGGGTCCGGTCGCCGTTCGACCGCATGTAGCCGTGCGCATCGACCTGCCAGCGGGCGCGGCTGTAGCCGCCCTCGTTGCGCCAGTCCTTGGCCTCGGGGTCCCATTCCATCTTGGCCTTGGCCACCGGCCGGTCGGCATAGCCGTTGCTGCGATCGGTCGGCGGGCGGCGGAAGATCAGCAGGTATTCCGGCACGCCACAGCCCATGCGCGAGCCGTCCTTGCATTGCTCGGTCCAGCCCAGGCGATAGGTCTGGTTGTTCTCGCGCACCACGTCCGTGGTGATGGTCTTCATGCCGAGATAGGCAAAGCCATGGCGCTGGAACTCGCGCACGCAATCCATGTGCAGCGTCGAGAGGGTCTGAAACCCGAACCCGTTGATGCCGCCCGGGATGATCCGGTCCTTGACGTGGATCGCCGCGATCCGGCCCGGCTCCAGAACGCGCAGCAGTTCGGGGACCAGAAAGCCCATCTGCTGCCAGAAATGCCCGTCGTCGTCGGTGTGGCCGAAGTCGGCATAGTTCGGGCTGTATTCGTACTGGGTGCTGAACGGGATCGAGGTGACGATCAGCTGCACCGAGGCATCGGCCATGGAGCGGGTCTCGGCCACGCAGTCGTTGTGGACGCAGCGATAGTCCGGGCCCGAGGCCTCGACCCGCTCGACGCCCAAGGCGCGGACCAGCGCCTGCTGCATGGCAATCTCGCTGAGGCCGTATTCCTTGACGATGTCGATCATCTTCTGAACCATCTCGTTGTGCTGGCGCCATTTGCGTTCTAGCGAGCGGCGGACCTCGCGCTCGGCCTCGGTGTAGATCATGTCGAGCCGCACGCTGTCGGCGATCTGCCCGAAGCGCCGCAGCCGATGGACCGCCTGGATGAAGTCGTTGAACTTGAAGCCGATGCCCAGGAACACGGACCAGGCGCAATGCCGCTGCAGGTTGGTGCCGGACCCCAGCATCACGGGCTTGGCGCCCAGTTCCTGGACCAGCCCGTCGGCGAAATCCCCGATCAGCGTCTCGCGCGCGTCAAGGTCTTGCGAGCCGTAGACCGTCGCGATGGTCGGGATCGCCTTTTCCAGCGCCGCGCGCTCGGCCTCGAGGTCGTGCCAGATGATCCGGTGCGCGTCCGGGCCTTCGGCGCGGATCTGCATCAGCTTCTCGACCCGGGCGGGCAGGCTTTCGCGCTTTTCGCGCGCTGCGGTCGGCAGGTCGGCTGCGGCATCCTTGAACATGCGCTTCTGGCCGCTTTTCTCGACGGCGGCGCCGGCGGCGTGATCGGTGGGCAGCTCGTGCCAGCGCACATCGAGCGGCGGCAGCTCATAGCCCTCATCGCAGTTGCACCAATCAAGGGCCGAGGATGCGCTCTGCTGGCCAGCCGAGCTTGTATCGGGAGTGGAGGCGCCAATAGCTGACGCCAAGTTCTTCTGCCCATGCCGCGAGGCATTGCTGCCTACCGCCGCGCTCAAGCATGATGCTGTTTCGTCGGTTTCTTGCCTGTTGCACCCGGTCCCGCCATGCGCAGTTTCCGGGTTCATAGCCTCGGTCGTTATCGATCCGCTCGATGGTATAGCCAGGCGGGGGCTCGCCCATGTCAGAGAGGAATGCCGAGAAGCTGCGTCGCCATCTATCGCAGACGGTGATGCCTCGCCCACCATAGGCATCCCAATCCTTGTGTGCTGGCCGCCCACATCGCTCGCACATGCTGCGCCAAGTCCTATATGCGGGGGTGCCGTCTCCGCCGTGCCGTTCTCGGGCGCACCCACAGCTTTTTGCCCTACCTGATTGCAGATGTGCTGTGGTTGCAAGGCGGCTTCCGCCGCAGTCGCAGGCGCAGAGCCATGCTCCTTTGCCGTCATCGGTTTTGACGCGGCCGCCGACAATGAGCTGCCCGAACCGTTTACCTTCGAGTTCTGTCCGTTTCTGTGGCATGGGTGATCACATATGTCGCTTGGTTTGGTCAGGAAGAGAGCCCAGCTGGCTACCCAGACCCAAAATTCCCGCTCTTTATGGGGATGCAAGGTGAGTTTGTCGGCCTTCTCGCTGTTGCGCTTAAAGAACCGGGTCTTGGCCTGGCCGATATCCATCACGTCGAGGAAGCCGGCATAGGACAGCAGCTCGATGTAGTCGTTCGGGCTTGGCGTGGCCGTGGCGACAAAGCGATAGGGGACGCCCTCGGTCTTGATCCGGTTCGACTGGTCGCGCCGGTCGTCGCCGGCAAACAGGGCCATGAACTCGCGGAAGGTCTTGGTGCCGCCGAAGCCGCGCAGGATCGCGGCCTCGTCGAGGCTGACGCCGACGAAGGGATCGGGCGAAACCTTGCCCTCGCGCACGCTCTCGTAATTGGTCAGGTAGATGCCCGGGCCGTCGACCTTGTCCGTGTCCCGGATGAATTTCAGGTCCACGGCAAAGCTGCCCCGAAACCGCTCCTGCGCCTCGCGCATGAACTCGCGCCGGACGCCCAGGGGCGCGCAGATCAGCGTGGGCCGCCCGGTTGTCTCGGTCAGCACGCGCATCGTCTCGAGCTGCGTCGCGGTCTTGTGCAGGCCGAAGTTCGCGAACCAGGCGCGCCTGCCGCCGTGCAGGCCCCAGGCCACCATCCGCCGTGTGTGCGGCTTCAGCGCCGGGTTCAGGTCCGCCTCGTCCACCTGCATGCCGCCGAAGCGCGGCGCGATGGCGGCCTTGGCGCGCAGGAAATCGTCATAGGAGGGATGCTGTCCCATCGCTCAAACCCTCATCGGCATCAGGACCACGGTCAGGTCCGGGTCGTCGGTCAGGATGTGCGCGGCGTCGCCCGGGCTGGTCGCCTCGATGCGAAGCGTCCCGAACGCCCGCGCGATCTGGCGCAGGTACTTCCCGTTGAAGCCGATGGCGAACCGCCCCCGCGCCTCGATCGGCATGGCCACGTCAAGGCTGAACAGGGCGTTCTTGACCGAGGCCTTGGCATTCTCGAGGTCCAGCTTGATGGCTCGGCTGCCATCGCTGGCAGGATCGGGCAGGCGCAGCAGCGTCTCGAGGGACAGGATGGCATAGCCCGGATCATCGACCCGGGCAGGGATGACCCGGCCGTAATCCGGGAAGGTGCCGTCGATGGTCTTGCAGACCATAATCCAGCCATCACCGGCGATGCTCATGCGGTTGGCGTTCGCCTCGACCGCGACCGAGACAGTACGGTTGCCGCCTGGCACCAGGCGCCAGCGCAGCGCCGCCACCGTCGTACGCGGGAAGATCACCCCGGGGAAGTCCCACGGCTCGTCCGAGCAGTACCGCGCCAGCCTGTGCCCGTCCGTCGCGACCCCGGCTAGCCGGCCGTTGATCCCGGTCAGGAAGATGCCGTTCAGGTAATAGCGCGTTTCCTCGGTCGAGATGGCAAATCGCACGCTGTCGATCAGCTTGACCAGCGCGGCCTCGCCGACCTGGACAGGCACGCCCTCAACCTGCGGCGGCGTCGGCCAATCGGCGGCAGGGATCAGGTCCCGCAGCCGGGCCGTGACGGGGCCGATCTGGAAGGTCAGCACGTCCTTTTCGCGCCGGATCGTCACCTCGTCCTCGAGCGCCGCGCCCGACAGAAGCGCTTTCAGGACCGGCGCCGGCAAGCAGAAGGGCTCTGCCTTGGTCGCATGCGCCGGGCAGCGGACGGTCAGCCATGCGTCCAGGTTGGTGCCGCTGATCATCAGCTCGCCCTTGCCAGGCACGATGTGCAGGCAGCCCAGCACCGGGATCGTGTTCCGGCGCTCGATGACGGTGGCAGCCGCCGCGACGGCGTTGCGCAGGTCGGCAACAAGGCAGCGGATCACGCCGGCCTCTGCCGTGATGTCTGATTGCATCAGGCCCATTCCGACACCTCGTTGATCAGGTGGCGGCAGAGCGCAATTTCAGGGTCAACGCGGGCCGATCCGACTGGATAGCCATCTGCGACAATGATCTGATGACCCTCAAGGTGCAGGCGATACCAGGTGACGCTGGCCGGCCAGCCGTCAAGTCGGCGGCACTGGTGCTGGTGGCAACGCGCCAAGTCCCGGGCCGAAATCAGTGTGTCGGTGCAGCCGCCGGGTGCCCATAGGATCAGCTGGTCGCCGCGCAGGTAGAGGCCGTCGTCCTCCATCTGGTCTGGCGTATAGATCCAAGGCCACTGGCTGGGATCTGACCAGACCTGACTGGCGCTATGCTCCTCTGCTTCGATGCGGATGATCGGCATCGGGCCGTGATCCAGGGTGGCGATCGCGTCACCAAGGCGCAGGTCCTCGATCAGGGTGAGCTTGCCGTCTGGGCGGCTGATCCAGGTGCCGCGCAGCAGGCCGCAAGATTGCCTGGTCTGATCCGTCATGGTGGATGCTCCGGAATACGAGGTTCGACACGGCTTCTGCGCGCGTCGTGTGGATGGCCGAGGCATCTGATTGCCCCGGCCAGGGGCAGGCGCCGCGCCAGATTTCCAGTCCGGCCGCGCCTTGACGGGTTAGGGGGCCACTCACCCGGACACTCGCCGTCTTGTCCAATCGCAGTTCGGGTCGCCAGCCCGGGCGGCGATCACGCCAAACTGCAAAGCGTCGCTATTCCCGGAAACCGCCGTTGCCGTTGCCGTAGCCGCCGCCGTAGCCGTCGCCGTTGCCGTAGCCGCCGCCGTAGCCGTCGCCGTTGCCGTAGCCGTAGCCGTAGCCGTTGCCGCCGCCGTAGCCGTAGCCGTAGCCGTAGCCGCCGCCGTAGCCGTAGCCGCCGCCGTAGCCGTAGCCGCCGCCGTAGCCGTAGCCGCCGCCGTAGCCGTAGCCGTCGCCGTAGCCGTAGCCGTAGCCGTAGCCGTTGCCGTTGCCGTCGCCGTCGCCGTCGCCGTAGCCGTAGCCGTCGCCGTCGCCGTAGCCGTTGCTGTGAGTGGCCTGGTCGAGGTATCTCTGCTCGTCTCCCTTGAGCAGCTTCCTGATCTCGCTCGCTCTCATCGCAGCCGGGATAAGCACCCGCTTGGCGATGCGGATCAGGGTGGCATAAGCGCCGGAGACGCAGGCGCCCTCCCTGATGACATCGTCGATGGTGAGCAACGGATCGTCATCGATCACGCTGCCGTCCATTTGGTCCAGGCCTCCGGAGTGATGTCGAACACGGCGGTGATGTCGTGCAGCACCGGGATGTCGGCCGGCGCGCTGATGCGGCTCTTGCTGGTCGGTCCCGACTGGCACAGCTCCATCAGGCCCTTGGTGGTGCCCCAGTAGATCGCCATGCGGGCCTCTTTCAGCGCCATGGTGGGAGCGGCAAGGTCCTGGTCAGCAGGCACCAGAGCCGCGAACACGCCACGGTGCTTGGTGGTGACCAGGACGGGGCGCATCCCGGCGGCGTCGTCCTTTGCCGCGGCGAGGATGGCAGGGGCTGCGGTGTTCATGTGAACGTCCTTTTCTAAAAGACCCGGTGCCGCCGGGCGCGGTGGTGAGAGAAAGGGTGCTGGCCGCTGCACAGGGAGGGAGGCGGCAGCGGCCAACCAGTCAGGGCGCAGGCTTCATGCGCACCCATTCCGTGGCGCGGGGGATCAGACGATCCTCCAATCGCGCGCGTTTCTGCCGTCAAAGAGGGTGTCGAGTTGCCGACGGGTCAGCACGCTCGTTTCGCCCGTGCGCAGGTTCGTCACGATGAAGGCCAAAGCGTGCATCAGCTTCCCTCCGTCAAAGCGAGCCAGCCTAGATCGCGCGCTTGCGCGGCGGTCGGGGCCAGGAAGTCCAGAAGGGCAGACTGATCGACGCTGCGGACGACCAGCCACAGGCCCAGCCCAGCTGCGACGAAAAGAATGGCCAGCAGGACGACGCTCAGCATCCGCGTCCCGTCGCGCCCGTCGTTCCGGCAGGCGTCCTGGACGGGTAGGGGGCCCAGCATGTGATCGTTGGCAATCTCTTCATGCCGGGGGTGGTCGGCATACCAGGGCGAGCGGATGGGATGGTTCATGGGGCGTCCTCGTCTCAAGGATCGCGATGGCGCGGCTTCGTCGCATCGCTTGATACAAGGATTAATGGGGGAGTTCCCCCATGTCAATCGTGATTGGGGGAATTCCCCCATTTTCTTGTAAGCACACCGATAGTGCCTGGCGGCGTCGGGCCGCGGCGGTTGCCGGGATAGTGGCATTCCGCGGGTTCACCGCGGCTCGAAGTCCCCGGCGCTGCCTTGGTGGCACGAGAAAGCCCGCCGAGTCGGAGGGACTGGCGGGCAGGTGATGGCAAGTCTTGGCTTCTGTCGGCCAGAGTTAAAGCCCCGCCCAACTGCTCGGGCAGGACGGGGCTACCGCTTATTGGTCATGAAATCGCGGCGAATTAAAACGAGGACCGCGCGTTGGGGGTGTCCGCTCATGAAGATAAGGCACTGTAGATGGGGCGGGTCCGAGATACGAGAAGGCCCCCGAGCCGGGGGGCCGGGGGCTTCCCGTGAGGGCTGTGCGCTTAACTCACCAAGGACAAGCTGATCCGCTGGCTGCGAGTTCCAGGCTAAATGAATGGCCCCGCCTGGGTGTGCGCACGGGCGGGGCCTCCTGTCCTAGTATGGCACGGGACAGAAGCCAAGGCTGCCAGATTCGTGCACGTTCGTCTATGGGTTCGGCCATGAAGAAGACCCGACGGCACGGATGGTTTGATCCGGGCTCGAGTTACGCCTTGTCAGGCTCTATGCAGTCCGCGAGCCGAACCCCGAGGTTCGCCAAGCTGCCGAGGATGGTCTTGTAGGTCTCGATCACATTGATGATGCTGCCATCGGACAGCCTGATTTCGGTGCCGGCATCGTCCGCGACCTCTCGCACCGAACTGATGTGCTCGACAGCGAGGGCAACCCTGCTCGCAGTTCGTCCAGGTTCGTTCAGATGAAGAACGATGAAGGTCACGTGGTTACTCCTATGGATTCCGCCTGTTTCAACCTCTCCGCCACCTTCCTCGCAATGATGCCGGTGTTCCGGCGTCGCGTCAGCCCGTCCGCAATGCCCTGGTACTCGTCAGCCAGGCGCGCCATCTGCTCAGGGGTGGCACCCATGGCTTGGATCGTCAGCACGACCATCGCCGCGGCAGCGTCCTGCGTCTCGACAAGCTCTGCCTTCAGGGCGACGACACGCTCAGCATCGGTCATGTGTCATTCTTCAGCACATCCGCCCAGTCGTGCAACATTCGGGCCGCCCCGAAGTCCCCATGCTTCTCGCGTTCGTCGGCTAGCCCGATGATGTACTGCGGCAGTTCTGCCATGGGAATAGCGCCCTTGTTCTCAGTCTGGAGCTTCAACAGTCCCAGTATCGCGCCCACCGCGATGGCGACCTGCGCAACCTCCTCGCCTTCAAGGTCAATCATGGCTTCTCCCTCAACGTCGTCCACGAATACTGCGCAAGTGCAAGGCGCAGCAACCATAACGTTAAATGCGCTCAACCAGATCGGCCGGCAGCGCCAGACGCACACGCGCGGCCCATTTGATCTGCTGGTTGTGGCGGGTTTCCGAGGTGGGGTTCAGCGATATCAGGTGGAAAAGCCCCGGCTTGTCCCCACGCTTGACCTGCTTGACCCAAGCGTTGCCGTCAGCATCCTCGACGATGCAGGGTCGGCCAATGTCTTCCTCGGGGATGCCTTCATGGGTAGCGCGGCTGTAGAATAGCACGTCCCCCGGCTGATACATCGGCGCCATGCTGTCGCCCTCGACCTGCACCGCGACAATGCCCTTGATGCCACCGTGCCGCAACAGCGGCGCCGGCGCGGCGACATGGAACAGGCCTTCGCCCTTCGGGTAGGGATCTTCGAGCGGCACCGCCGCGCCAGCGCCGACCAGACCGGCCACGGCAACCTGCGGAACGCGGGCGGCAGGTCCATCGCCAAGCGAAATCACTTCGTCCACCGTCATGCCCATCGCGTTCGCGAGCGCTTGCGCGGTCGAGACCTTGGGCGAGGAGAGGTTCCTGAACAGGTCCCGAACCGTGGTGTCCCCCATCCCCGCGGCAACGCCGAGTGGTGCGGGTTTCCATCCCGTCTGGGCCATCGCGACCTTTAGGCCGCGGGCAAACGCGTCGAGTTCTTTCTTGACCATATGGGGAAAGTTACCCGCCAGCAAAAAATCTTCCATGGGGGAGTTCCCCTAGTTGACGTAATGGGGGAGTTCCCCATTAGTGATTTATGGACCAGTTCATCGCAGACGTCGAAGCCTACACCGAAGCGATCGGCACGACGCCGCAGCGCTTCTTGCGCGACTTCCTCAACGCGGAGTGGGGACGCTGGGAGCGCTGGAAGGCGCGCACGGCCTATCCGACCGCCCGCACCATGGATCGCATCCGACAGTTCATGGCCGAAAACCCGGCGGGGGCGGCGGCATGATGGCCCGCGCTTCATCCGGGCAAGCCCCCGGCTGGCAATCTGATCGTTTCGCATGGCCGGAATGTGCGTCTCGCCGCTGCTGCCGGCAACCTGACCTTTCAGCAAATGCGCCTGTCTTTTTCGCCAAATTCAACGTGATGCTTCTGATTGGTGGCTTCCGATGAACGCGCTGACCTCATTCGGCGAATTCTCCCCCGCGCCCGCGCCTGTGCCTGCGCCGGCCAAGACCAAGGCGCCGGCGCCGCGTGTCATTCGCCATGGCACGATCCGAGGATACGTCACCCATGGCTGCCGCTGCGATGTCTGCCGCACCGTCGAAATGGAGCGTCAGCGCCGGTATCGAGCGCGAATGAAGGCCGGTGAGGTCGCGCGCCGGCCGAACGACCCCAACGCGGTCCCGGTGATGGTGCGCGGCACCCTCTATCCCTCGATCGCTGCCGCCGCCCAGGCGCTGGGCGTCATGCCTAGCACGATCAGCGGGCACTTGCGGCGGCATGGCCATTGCGACTTCGTGGGGCTGGGGCAGAAATCCCCCGCCCACAACCGAGACGCCCATCGGACCACGCCGATCGCCATTCACGGCCGCCGCTTTCCCAGCATCAAGGCCGCGTCCGACTATCTCGGGGTGCCGTACGGCTGGCTTTACAAGGCCATCAGGACGGGCCGCCCGGCGAATGCCGGTGATCGGATCCTGGCCGCGTTGATGCGGGCTGACGCGCAGACGGAGGGCCGGGCATGAGCCACGACGCCACCAACTGGGCCATCAAGCAAAAGGGCCTGAAGCCTGCCACCAAGATCGTGCTGTGGCACTTGGCTTATTGCGCTCTTGCCCTTACAATCTGCTTGCAGCCACCCCATCTCTGTTCAGCAATACTCTCTTTCGAACCTGTTCCTGACGGCTCAGCTCTCGATCTTCGGCTTTGCCGGGTCGCCGCGTTTTGTGGGCGACAGCATCACAAGGAATATCACTATGGCCAATGGCACAGTGAAATGGTTCAACGCCACCAAAGGTTTCGGTTTTATCCAACCCGAAAGCGGCTCCAAGGATGTGTTCCTGCACATCTCCGCCGTCGAGCGCGCTGGTCTGAACAGCGTGGCTGACGGCCAGGCGGTCCGCTTCGATCTGGAACGTGGTCGCAACGGCCGCGAATCGGCGACCAATCTCGTCCTCGCCTGA